CGGCGGTAATTCCGATGATAGCGGGCAGGACGTTACTACATTTGATTGGTGGGGTAATTATGGGGAAACTGATACCGCGCGTCAATACCGGAGCGAAACACAGTATATCTTACGTAATACCTCGCCGTTGACTTCGGCGGATTTATTGCGCGTTGAGGACGCTGCAAAAAGAGATTTGCAGTGGTTAATTGACGATGGCGAGGTGACCGAGATTGCCGCAGAGGCTAGTGTCCCAACAGTTAACACGCTTCGGCTTGAAATTCAACTTGACGGGGTGAAATTGGTTTTTTTGGAGGGCATAAATGGCTAACCGCGCGCCGACAACTGGGCAAATCGCACAAAATATTTTAGCAAGTTTTAAAGAAAAATTTGGGCAAACGATTTCGGTTTTATCCAAGTCTTTTTTAGCAGTCACCGCGAAAGTCATGGCTGGCGTGTATGTTACGCTTTATAAATACGCCGGATTTTTGGGGCAGCAGATGTTTATTCGCTATGCTTCCGCCAAAGAAACCGAAATCAACGGCGTAATTTTAACCCCTCTTATAGAAATCGGCAGGCAAATGGGCGTTAGTCCCCCCGCGCTTGCACTCCCAGCGGAGCTGGATATAATAATTACAGTCACAAAGCAAACCGGCTATATTGCAGCGGGGGCGCAACTCTTAGGTGATAGCAACGGCGTTACATACATCACAATCGGGTCAATAAACCTGGACGCGCCACTTGTTTTTGGTCAAATCCTGGCCGTTGGTGATCAATCTGGAGGAAATGGCGCGGGAATTATTGGCAATTTAGATATTGGGGCAAAAGTATCATTTATTAGCCCACTTGCGAATGTGGGGCAACAAACGGAGGTTGTCTCCACAATTCAACAGGGGGTAGACGCCGAAGATATTGACACAGAATACCGCCAGCGGGTGCTTGACAGGCGGCAAAAGCCCCCCCAGGGCGGCGCGTACGCGGATTATTTGCTGTGGGGCGAAGAGATTAACGGCATTATAAATATTTATCCCTACACCGGTTTGCCCGGCGTGGTGGATGTTTATGCAGAGGCTACAGTCGCCAGCTCCGGTAGCGCGGACGGAATACCAACGCCCGCGCAGCTTAACGCTGTTTATAATTCAATCCAACGAAATAATGATACCGAGCTTCCAAATCGCCGCCCGGTGGGGGCATTTGTGAATGTGCGCCCCATTTTTAGAATTGCATTTGACATAAAGATTTTTGATTTAGATGTTGATAACAGCGGTATCGTAAAAGAAGCCATCGAAGCTGCATTAGTCCAATATTTTTTAAGCCGTGAGCCTTTTATAACCGGGCTTTCACTGCTGCCGCGCGAGGATAGGATAACCTATGCGGCAGTGGGCGGCATAGTTGAAGAGGTGGTAAGCTCGTTCAACGGCGTTTTTGGCGCCGTAGAACTTATCTTAAGTGGGACAATTATACCCATTTATAGCCTCGATGAGGGACAAAAAGCGAAATTAGGCGAGGCGATATTTATATAATGTTTTTACGATTATTTAAATACCTGCTCCCCCGCGCCCGCGCGTGGAGCCTCACAGCGGCTAAACCCTTGCGTAAATTTTGGGAAGCGTTAACGATCCTGGGCGCGAATTTTAAAATTTTTGCGGATACGATAGTTTATGATGATTATTTTGCACAAAAAACAACCGTCTTAGACGAGTGGTGGGCAGAATACGGGCTGTTACCCGTGCCCAGCTTGACCGAACAACAACAGCGCGACAGATTAGCCGCTGCGTGGGCGGAATATGGGGGTCAGTCCCCACAATACATACAAGATAAGCTTCAGCAAGCGGGGTTTGATGTTTATGTGCACGAGTGGTGGCTTCCGGGGTATTCAATTTTATGCGGCGAACCACTGGCGCAATGCGGCGAACCACTGGCGCAATGCGGGCAATTCGGGGTAGATATACATTTTACAACCCCAACTGTAAAAAACCCGCTCGACTATCTGCGGCAAACATATTTAGCAAAAGGTGGGGTTTTAATTCAATGTGGGGGATTATTAGCGCAGTGTGGCGAACCGCTAGCGCAATGCGGGCAGCAAATAGAAAAAATCGAATATCCGCTTGTTAATAAAATTCCACAGTCTATAATAAATTATACGATTTTATGTGGCGAGCCGCTGGCGCAATGCGGCGAACCGCTGGCGTTGTGCGGGGAATTCGACCGGATAATAAACACAGAACGCGATTACACTATTCCAAGCGACCCGATTTTTTGGCCGTATTTTACCTACATCGGCGGCAAAATTTTTCCGCAGGACGCGCTTGTGCCGCGGGCGCGGAAAAGCGAATTTGAAACGTTGTGTTTAAAGGTATGCCCCGCGCACCAATGGCTCGGGATGTTAATAAAATATATCTGATAGGAGATAAAAAATGGCGATTAAACCAGAAGATAGATATCCCGGGCAAATAAACCCGGGCGATACTGATTACCCGTATGGTTCTGCAAAAAATGTAGCTTCCCCGGGTTCCGGGGATGGAACCCCACTTAAAGATGATTGGGTAAATGACGACTGGGGGTTTAAGCAAAAATTATTAAAACAGGCGGGTATAATTCCTACAGATAATGTCGATACTGTGCCGGTTTCTCAATATTTTGAAGCGCTTGGAAAAATCGCGCGGGCGGATATTGAGCCAGTAATCATTAAACACGATTTAGTAACTCCGGCGAGTAAAATCGTGCTAGAGCCGGGCGTGGCGTGGGATAGCACGCGCGCGCAGATTTTAGCTCTGGACACAGCTTTAACTAAAGATTTAGCCGCGCCATGGGTCGTGGGCAACGGCAACGGCGGCCGGGCCGGCGCATTAACCGCCGATACTTGGTACCACGTTTTTTTAATAAAACACGCGAATGGCACAGTAGACGCGGGTTTTGACACATCGATAACCGCTTCCAATCTGTTGACCGCGAGTACCTATGACTACTACCGCCGTGTCGGTTCGATATACTATGAGACCGCGGCGATACGTTTGTTTGTGCAAATTGGAAGAGATTTTTTGTGGGATTCACCGCATTCGGACACTAACGCTGTACCAGTGGTCTACACTCCGGTGACGCTACTAACACCCCCGGGGGTATCGGTTACAGCAAAAATTGCGCTGGAATTTTTATCTTCAGGAGTGGGGTTTTCGAGCGTAGGTTTAAAAAGTCCGCTACAAACGAACGGGGCGATTTCTACATATGCCCCAGTCAGCGAGCATGGGGCGGCGCTAGAGGATATAATTACCGATGTTTTTTCTGCAATTGAATACAAATATTTTAATTCTGAGCCCACATATATAGATATAAATACGCTGGGCTGGAGGGAATTTGTATAATTTTTTCATACCAACCCCCAATATTCACTAATCATCCGGCGACTTGTGCGCGAGTATAAGCCGCCGCGATTTCTGAGGGTCCCCGTAAATTCAGGTCAGCATGCCCCACTTTTATAAATAATTTTGGCTTGCCGCCATCCGGCATAACTATCGAAGAAACGCGCCCCTCGGGTAATCCCGCGTGCCAATCGTAGCCTAGTGACCACATAATTTCCCGCCGCCGATTTGAAGCTATCTGCCGCCGTGTGGCTTTTATCAGCTCGCCGAGCGCGATTGAAGACACCCACCCACCGCGGAATCCAGGGCGGCCTTCGCCGATTGCTTCTAAAATTTCTTGCTCAACCATGCCTAAAGTCAAATCGATAGCGGCCTGTGTGGTTGATGTGTCCGGCGCGCGGTGGCAGCCGTTCGCAGGATTAAATTCGTGTGGGATTTTATATTCTGCTAAAAAATTATGCACGATTGCATAACCATCGCCACGCAACCATTCGTACAATCGCGGGAAATAATCACCGCCCAAACCATCCCGAATTAAATCTCCCGCTTCCTGCTGTGCGCAGTAAAACACGCAAAACCGCCTGTCGTTGCGGGTTTTGCGGAGGGCGTCCCGGTGATTTGAGTTTATAATAAAATTTGCGCAGATGTCGGATGTGATTTGGTCAACGCCTTTTGCCTGAATTTCAATCCCGTCCCCGCCCGTGATCATGGGCTTTAGCGTCTCGATAATTGCGCCCCGGTCTTCCGGAATGTAAATATCCTCGACCCCTACAAATAATTTATTGAGCAACCAAGCGTTAAATTTGTTATCTAAATCCGAAGATTTTGGAAAATGCACATATTTTCTGCCGATTGCCGCCGCAACGCAGCGCGTAAAAAGCGTTTTGCCGTTCCCCTCCACGCCCTGAATAAGCGGCGCCCACTGGAATTTTACTCCTATGTGCTGCACGCACGCGGACATATATGCTAGCAGTATCCCGCGGTCGCGCTCATCCGGTAAAATCGTTCGCAGATGAGCCAAAAATGGCGCCGGATTTCCGGCAGTGCGCGGGGTTAAAATCGGGACGTAAGTATTCACGAGTTGCCGCCCGTTCTCTGCGATAACCGCGCCGGCGGGTGTTTTCGGGCGGAAGCATTGCGTTTGTGCGCGTGGGTGGCGAATGGCTTGCGATTCAGTGAACGCTTGCCATGCGTTAGTCGTGGTTTTCGCGTTCATGCTGTCGAGCGCAAAAATATAACCGCCATAAACGGCTTTAAATTGCTCCGGCTTCAGCAGGTCGCCCGCCGGGATAAAAGCGCGGTGAATGTCCTGAATATATACACATCCCTTAAAATGCCCCACCTGCTGCGCGGGGCTTAAGAATTGCATGCCCGCCCGGAGCTGCGCGTCTGCTGCGGCTTCTGGGATGGGCGCGGTTAATGTTTTGTATGTTTCTTCTTGCCGTTCGATTGCGTGTGCTATAGTGCGCGCTAAATAATCCGCGCGCGCCCACTTTTCACGCACAAGCGCAGACTGGCGCATTATGCGCTCGATTTGCCCCGGATTTTTATTAGTCCAAAATGCCAAGTGCTGCGCCAGTGCTGCGTCTGCGGAGGAATAGTCATATTCCCTAGCCTCATCGCCCGCCGGGTATTTTACTGCCAGCGCAGCTTCATCGCGCTCCCACAGCGCTCTAAAATTATTTTGTGTTTTAAAAGGATTTTTTGCTGAGAGCGCTTTTTTTATAATTTCATCGTCTGCGAGTTCCTCACCTGCTGCCCCCGGCGGCAGCGGTCGCGCCGGGGATTTTTTAAAAAACTTTTCGATTATTTCCAGCAGCGCAGGTGTGCAATCTGTCGCGCTATCACCCACAGCCCCGGCGGCAGTAAGCGCTACATAACGCTTATCTGTGTATAGCTCTAGCCCGTGCGCCGAATTTTTATTTGTATGCACCGGGAGTTCCCCGGAATATGCGCCGATTATATGGAACCCGCGGCCGCCGGTAGACACCTCTACATATGCGCCCTTAAACTGCGCTACCAGCTCATGCGCGAGTGGCGACCACTGCCCCCCTGTAATAGCCGCGTTATCAATATCTAAAAAAAATAACGGGTCGTTTTCTGTAAAAACAAACCCTATGCCCCAATCGGAATTTAACGCTGCCGCGGTTTCCACTGTGCCGCGGTCTGCCCAAATGCCCGCGTCCAGCGGGTTTGCAGTCACCCCAGTGCGATAATCGACCGGGATTTTACCCCGGCGGCAAATATATTGATTATACCGCTGCAAGAATTCTCTCCCGCAGCGTAGGGGATACCTCTGCCAGCGCGGGGTCGTGGCGCAGCAAACCTTGCGCTAAGATAACGTAATTTTCCGTTTTAAGCGCTTCTTTTAAAATGTCGCGCCGGACGTCGTCCATGCTGCCGCAGTAGTAAGACACTGCCGAATCTGAAATTTTAGCCTCCCGCGCGATCTGCACACGTGTGAGCTCAGTGTAGTAGCCCTTTTCCGCCAGCCGCGTTGCCGCGGCGATAATTGCATTTTTCATAAAAATCTCCAAAAATCTTAATAATATAAAAAATTGCGGGCGTTGTCAACAACAGATATACACCCCCCGCACGTACGGGGGGTGTCCGGTTATTATTCTGCTAGATAAGCTTCCCAGTCTGCGCGCACGTACTCTTCGACATCTTCGCCCCAAACCCACAAATCATCTTCCCCGCCAAAATCTAAATCTTTTGCCCCGTCTTCATCAGCCCAATCTTTTTGTTCTTCAGTGAGCGCAATGCCGTTTATGAGATATACGCCGCCTGCGATTTCAGGGCATTTGCCAGCTAAAGCCTCGCTCTCTATCTCATCTAAAAAAGCCGCTATTTTTGTTGTCATTTTCGCTCTCCTTAAAAATTATTATTGACGCTACAGTTTAATAATAGCGCATTTTGTCGCTCTTGTCAACAATTATTTTCGTTTATTTTCGCTAAAAAATCCACCAGCGGCTCACAGTGCCACTTTTCAGCTAGTAATATATCTGAAATTCTGTTTCTTTTAGAAAAATGCTCGCAATGCCCCGGATTTTCCTCACGCTCTTTCCACCACGCCGCCGTCCGAGCTTCTAAAAGAGTGCCGATTTCGATGCCATTTGGATTGTCAAGCGGATAAAAGTAGTATAACCTGTTGATTTTATTCATATTAGCACGCCCTCACATACTCGCATATCTCTTCCCACTGTAACTTTGTGAGCATGCCGTGGCTTTTGATGTCTATGCTCTCATCAGTAGCGTCATAGAAAAAAACGGTGTTATTAAGCTCGTAAGTCTCGGTTTTGTTAAGGTCGGCAAAAAAGATGCCTGGCAAGTTACGACCTTCAAAGTACACGCGGGCATGTTTTTCGGTAGCCCATGCTTTTCCTTCTACTTTTTCAATAATATTTTGCGCGGTTTTATCGGCTGCGATAAGAGCAAACATTTCTTCTTTTTTGGCTTCAATTTGTGCGTCTGCGGCGGCTTTTTCAGCTCTGCGCGCTGCGTTTTCGATGTTCTGGGCTGCAATCTCTTCTGCGCTGCGATTCGGGTTTAAGTTTGTTGGTGCTCTCATTTTCGTTCTCCTTAAAAAGTGTTTATATCAACGTTACAATTTTATTATAGCACATTAGTTGCTCTTGTCAACAATTATTTTCAATTTTTTTGCATTATTTATGAAAAAACCTTGCCCGCCTTTGCCGGTAACGATTTCAAGAAATTTTAATTGCGCCATTTCTCTTTTATTTCCCGAAAAAACCCATTTTTCGCCTTTTATTTCTACTGCTAAAAACTGCCCGCCGGGCGCAATTCCTATCAAATCCGAGGACTTTATCGCGGCGTTTACTGCCGCGCTGTCGTTCGCCAGTCCAAATCTTACGAAACGCCCGTCTTCTGTGCGTACTGCGCCCGTGTTATTACGCCACAACGGAATCCCGAGCCGCGCCGCTTCCAGCCGAACCTCGTTTAAAACCGCCATTTCCCCCTTGCCCGCCGCGGGTTGCGGCGGGTTACGGGGATATATGCCAAAAATCTCTTGCAGCTCAATAATCGCTGCTGGCGGTATGTTCCAGCGTTTAGACCAAATATTTAAATCCACAGTGTATCGGCTAGATTTTTTTAATAATTCCGGTTCGGTAAAAAAGTTTTGCTGTTTCCAGCTTTTTGAAATCATATGCGCTGACTAGGTTACGGATGAATTTTTTTGTGCGGCAGTGCAGCATATATGCGTATGGATACGCGCGCGAAGGGGATCGAACACTGCTCATGTGTGCATAAAAAATATCCTCAGGATACCAGCGCCCAGCGTTATCAAATGTTCCCGCCGGGTTTACCTCTCGATTTTTTGCTAGCAAAAATAATGCGTTTGTTATCTGCGTTTTTTTATCTAGTGTTTTCATCTGCGTTCTCCTTAAAAATTATTATCACGTTACAATTTTATTATAGCACGTTAGTTGCTCTTGTCAACAACTATTTTCAATTATTTTCATTAATTCCGCCGCAGCCCGCGCCCCGAGCGTCTGCGCGGATAAAACATCAACGCCGAATTTAAAATAAAATATTCTGTGCCCTTCATCATCTGAACGCCCCGCTGCGCGGTTGTGTCCGCCCCACAGCGCAATAGCGGCGCGTAATTCCCGCTGCGCGCGCTGTTTCTCACGGTGTCGTTTTACCGCTGCTAAAATTCCAATTTGCGGGCAATGGCGGGCGCGTAACTGCGCAGCAATCGTTTCTTCTGAGAAGTCCACGGCTTCAATGTCTGTGCGCATGCGTGCGAGCGTGACTTCGTCTAGCTCGATGAGCGAACCGTCCACATACTCCGGCGTACTTCGTGCGCGCGGCGGTTCGTAATGCCCACAGTACGGACATTCGCGCAGATACCTTATATAAACTGCCGTACAATTCGCACACACGCGCACGGGGATTATATTCGGATCGCGCGTGGATTTGCGCTTATCTAACGGCGAGAGTGACCACACGCGCGGCGCGTCCGGCAGCCCGTGGCGCAAGACATTCCCGGCATGGTCGATGATTAGCGCGTGTTTTTTTCCGGGCATTGGACGCAAGGCTCTCCCGAACTGCTGCGCGTACAATCCGAAAGATTGTGTAGGACGCGCCATGCTCACGACCTCAAGCGCAGGCAGATCAAATCCCTCACCGAAGAGGTCGACATTTACGAGCTGCATAATCTCACGATTTTTAAAGCGGCGTAAAATCTCAATTCGCAGCCGGTCGGGCGTTGTAGCGCATATCATCTCTGCCGGTACGCCCTCCGCATTAAATTTCGCCGCGGTTTCAGCGGCCGTTTGCACATCTGTGACGAACGTAATGCCCAGTTTACCCGCGGCTAATCTCTTATAATGTTGTACTACATCGCCCACAAGGTGCGATTTGCGGACGACATTAACCAGCCCCGTGTGGCTGTATTCCCCGCTGGCAGTGGTATTCACGCCATCCAATTTCAAATCTGAGGGGGGCGCGAAAATTTTATAATCAGTTAAAAACCCGGCGTTTATAAGCTCGCGCATATTCTCGCCGATTACCAGCGCGTGCATTACGCCATGCGCCGCTATTCCAAGCCCTGCGCCATCTGTACGCCCCGGCGTTGCTGTAACGCCCAGCCCGCGCGCATTCGGGAACATCGACACCGCTTTACCCCATTTGTTGCTTTTTAGCAGATGATGAGCTTCATCTATAACCCAAAGCTGCACCCGCGGCAGCCAGCCTGCCAGCTCGATTTTTCGGCGTATTAGCGTATCTACACCGGCTACAGCGCAGGCGGCGCGCGGGTCAAAAAATGCCCGCCCGAATTCTGCGACATGCAGCCCAATTATTTCGCGCCGGACGCTGCCGGGCGCGATTATATTGTGCCGAATGCCGCTGCGGGCAAGGGTTAGCGACATTTGACCGACCAGCTCGCGGCGGTGCGCGATTACGCAAGTCGGAGTGTTCATCTCTGCCACGATTTCCGAAAAAATAACAGTTTTCCCCGCGCCGGTTGGCAAAGCGGCGATGACATTGCGATTGCCGGCATTCCAGCTTTCATAAATGCGCCGTTTTAAATTTTTTTGATATTCTCTTAAAATTGTTGTTGACATACGCAACATTTTAGATTACGCTTGTTTTTGTGTCAAATAAAAAATGGAGAAAATTATGAAATATAAAGTTGAAATCCCCGCAATCACGCTAACAGTGCGGATGTGCGAAGAAGCAGCAGCGCCGCAGGCGCCGGCGACTTGGGAGATGACGTTGGAACCGCCGGCGAAGCCGAAGCGTAAGTCTAAAAAAACCCCCGCACCCGCGCCTGCGGAAACGGCAGAACCGGTAACCCCCGCGGCAGCGGCTGAAAATCTCGCGGAACTTATGGTACAAATTACTCCGCTTGTCGCTAATAAAAAGATTACGATCGAAAAGATACAAGAAATTGTTGCTAGTTTTGGCGTTGGCAGCCTGCCAGCACTCGGTATCCGCCCCGATTTAATTCCAGAAATTTCGGCGAAAATCGCGGAGGTGTGCAGTGAGTAAGCATTCCGCGATTTCGCCCTCGTCCGCTGGGCAGTGGGTGCAATGCCCGGCTTCGGTGAAATTTCAGCAGGATTTTCCGCGCGAAACTGACCCTATCGCCGCGCGCGAGGGGTCGGCGGCGCATTGGCTCGCTGCGAGAGCGCTGCAGGGCGCAGATTGCAGCGGGTTGACTGTTGCAGATAACGGCATTGAAATTACTGACGAAATGCACGCGGCGGTTCGAGCATACTGCGATGACGTGGAGCGGGTAGCGGGTGTTATACACGTTGAGCAGCGCATATCTTGTCCAAAAATTCACGCGGAGGCATACGGGACTTGCGATTGCTACAGCGTGGTTGGTAACCGGCTAACCGTGTGGGATTTTAAATTTGGGATTTTGCCGGTTTCTGCGCATTTAAATTATCAGCTGCTCATGTACGCGAGCGGAATTTTATCTAATATATCGGATAAAAACATCACAGAAATCGACCTACGAATAATCCAACCGCGCGCGTATAACCGCGCTGAGTGTGGCTTTACGCACTGGCTGCTAGATGTTACAGAGCTGCCAAAATTCGAAGCGATTTTACATGTCGCCGCCGCAGCTGCGTTGAATGACGCGCCGCCGGCGGAAACTGGCGGCCATTGCCGCTATTGCCGCGCCCGGCACGCCTGCCCGGCATTACGGATTGAAACCGCAAAATGGGCAGAAGCTGCGCGGGAATATTCTTCTCCGCAGGAATTGCCGCCGCCTGCGCTTGGTTTTGAATTGGAATATTTGCAGGAAGCGGCGGAAATTATAAAATACCGGCTGGAAGCACTAGAGGCGCAGACTATTAAAGCAATCACGGCGGGCGGATTGGTGCCTGGTTTTAGCGTAAAACAGACTTTTTCACGTGAAAAATGGACGGTAAATTTTAACGAAATTCAGGCTTTAGGTGAGCTGCTCGGGTTTGATTTAGCAAAACCTGCGGAAGCTATAACACCTACACAAGCCCGCAAATTGGGGCTTGACAAAGAAATTACTAGCAAATTTGCTGGTAAAGCTCCGGCGGGGCTAAAACTCGTCCGGGATAATATTAACGAAGCAAAAGAGGTATTTACAAATGACTATTAACGTTTTAACACCAGTCGGACGGCTGGTACAGGGCAGTGCGTTTGACGCGTACACAAAAGACATTGAAGGTAACCCGTTGAAAAATAAGGAAGGTTTGCCGCGCGTAAGATATTTTATGGCGTTGGCAGTGCCAAAAACCGACCCAAAAATCAACGATTTTTTGCGGGAAATTGTGGGCGTCGCGCGCGCAGCGTTCCCTACGCTTTTTGATGCTGCGGGAAATTGCACACACGCGGAATTTGCGTATAAATTCGCGGATGGCGATTTGACGCCGGAAAAAGAAGGTTTTGCGGGCTGTTGGATTTTAAAGTTTTCCGGCGGTTTTGCGCCGAAATGCTACACGCGCGGGGGTGAGGCAGTTATAACCGACCCGCAAGGGATAAAAAGAGGCTATTTTATCCGTATTTCGGGAACCTGCGCAGGCAATGCCTCTGCACGTAGACCCGGCGTATATTTGAACCCGCAGATGATTGAATTTGTTGGATATGGCGAGGAAATTATCGGCGGCGCAGATAGCAAAGAAGTTTTCGGCGCAGCGCCGGCAGTTTTACCGCTGGGCGCAAGTGCTACCCCGCCCGCCCCGCAAGTACCGCTCGCACCGGCAGTACCCGCGCCAGCAACCACCGTGCAACCGCACCCGGGTTTTTTATATGTCAATAATAACCATTGATTTTGAAACCTACAGCGAAGCCGGTTATTTTCTAAAAAATGACCGGTGGGCTACTATATCCGCCTCCCCACCCCACGGCTTAGCGGCTGTGGGCGCGGCGGCGTATGCAGAGCATTCATCGACAAAAATCCTATCTTTAGCGTATGATAAAAATTTATGGCTGCCCGGAATGCCTCCCCCAGTCGACCTCTTCGAGCATATCGCGGCGGGTGGTTTAATCTCCGCGTGGAATTCACAATTTGAATTCTACATCTGGCAGTGCGTGTGCTACCGCCGCATGGGCTGGGTACAACTGCCGTGGTGGCAGCTTAGAGACCCGATGGCAGCCGCCCGGGCGTTCTGTCTTCCCGGCGCTTTAGCGAATGCCGCGCGGGTGTTAGGTGTTAGCGAGCAAAAAAATACGGACGGAAAAAGATTATTAGCAAAATTTAGCAAACCGCCGGGATCTACCGACACCGCCGACCTTATGCGACTTTACGAATATAATTTGCAGGACGTACGCGCAGAAGCCGCAGTGGCAGCGGCTATCCCGCAGTTAACGGGGGATGAATTACAGGTGTGGCTGGTTGACCAGCTCATAAATTACCGGGGCATTTATATTGACAGCGAAACGCTACAAAATTTCATAAAAATTATTGAAACTGCAACACTAAAATATACTGAAGAGTTGCGGAAAATCACGGGGGGCGCGATAAACAGTGCGTCTGAAGTTTTAAAGATCCGCAACTGGCTGGCAACACAGGGCGTAAATTTACATTCACTCACCGCGGACGCTGTGTCCACAGCGTTACAAGGGGAACTACCCGCAGACGCCCGGCGGGTGCTGGAAATCCGGGCGTCACTTTCTGCTAGCAGCGTAAAAAAATTATACTCAATCGACCGGAGACTAACATCGGATGGCCGCTTGCACGGCTTACTTGCGTATTGCGGCGCAGAGCGCACCGGGCGTTTTGCCGGTCGCGGGCCGCAACCGCAAAATCTGCCGAATTCCGGCCCGGATATAAAAATTTGCGAGTGCGGCCGCGCGTATGCGCGTGGATTGAATAATTGCCCATGGTGCGAGGCGGATGAGGCGTTTAGCGATGTTTCCGCTTGGGATTTGCAAGCTGCAAACGACTGCGCGAAAGCGGCAAAGGTAGGGCTGGCGCGGGTTGAGCAGGTATTTACGGACGCATTCGGCGCAATATCCGGCAGTTTACGCGGGTTATTTTGCGCTGCGCCGGGAGCGGATTTGATATGCTCGGATTATTCGGCAATTGAAGCGGTAATTTTAGCAGAATTAGCGGGGGAAACGTGGCGACAGGAGGTTTTTCGCACGCACGGCAAAATTTATGAGATGTCTGCGAGTAAAATTACTGGAATTCCTTTTGACGAGATTACGCCATCAATTCGCAAAATCGGGAAAATCGCAGAGCTGGCAAGCGGCTACCAGGGTGGCGTTGGCGCATGGCGACGGTTCGGTGCGGACGAGTATGTGGGTAGCGATTCGGACATTGCCGCAGCGATAAAACGCTGGCGCGCTGAATCCCCGGCAATCGTGCGCTTTTGGTATGGCATAGAAGACGCGGCAAAAAATGCAATAGCCGCACCGGGCGCGGCTTTTAGCTATCGTGATATTATTTTTCAAACGGATAAAAATCGGGCGCATTTATTTTGTCGTTTGCCTTCTGGCCGTTATCTGACTTACCACGAGCCAGCACTGGCGCAGGATACGCGCGGAGCGAAAATCACTTACAAGGGTTGGGCTACAATCGGCGGCTGGATTACGCAAGATACCTACGGCGGAAAACTCACAGAAAATATCGTGCAAGCCACGGCGCGGGACATTTTATGTCATGCGCTGGTTGAGCTGGAGCGCGCTGGATACCCGGTTGTACTGCATGTTCACGATGAAATTATTGCTGAAGTAGCGGAAAACACTGGCGCTATAGAAGAATTTGAAAAAATTATGTCGCAAATGCCGCCGTGGGCGGCCGGGTGGCCTATCTTTGCCCGCGGCGGCTGGCGAGAAAAAAAATATAGGAAATAATCGCGCGATATGGTATAATCCCCACAAAATAATCAAGCGCGGGGAAAACTATGGGTTTTAATAAAAATAAAAGCTGCGGAACGGCCGGAATTATCGGCAACGTTATATATAAAGGGATAATTAATGTTCCGGCGGATTTCCCGACGCTGGCAGAGGTACAAGTAGGCTGGGAGTACACAGTCGGGACGGATGTTACAGATAGTGACCCGACACGGACAAATACCGGACAAAGTTTTATTGCTGGTGATGAAGTGCGCTGGGCTGGCACGCTGTGGGCGATTGTTGGGCAAGAGAGACTGTGGCTGCGCATAGCTGGCGAACTGGTGCCGTTTGAAAATAATGATGTCAAAATACAAACCGGCAAAAATTATCTAATAGGAAATAATCCTGTTAATTTTTCGCAAAACAAGGAGCTTTTTGTTCGCAAAAATGGTAGTGGAACTAATGGCGGCTTGACACAAATTGAAGCCGTACAGACACTAAATGAAGCCATAACAATAGCCGCTGGGCTTACGCCTTCTATCAACAATCAAATTTTTATACAAATTCTAGACGCTGAAAATTACGCGGAAAATATAACATTACCAGAATTTGTACATATTTCCGGTGAAAATGCGACCTTTTCAAATGGCACACACAATATTGTTTTAAACAATAATACTTCCGTAAAATTCAAAGATATAAATATCAATGATTTAACAAAAAGCGGCATAGGAGCAGCTAGGTTTGATTGTGATAAATTTGTTACCTTGGGTGAGATTATTAATATTGCCGCAAATAGCACGTTATACGGAAATGTAACTAACAATTTTTCCGCCAATACTTTAACCCAAAACGGGGCATATACTAACATAAGAACGGTTGAACGCGCTGGCGGCACGGATATTCAAGATGGTACTTCCAATGTCCTCGTTGAAAATTTATCGGACAGCTATTATACACAAAAAGCCGCGAGCAGATTAACTACTGCTACAGTGGTCAAACATCCAGTTATTACCGCAGGTCCGGATAATTTACCATCATTTAATACAATAAATGTTTTGGCTTCAACGACAGGAACAGCAACTTTTAATCTGAAAAATCCAACCGCAACATATAATGTAAATGTAACTGCCGCTAATGCGGCGGCTATTGCTTCTGCAATAAATGGGGCTGCTGGGCTAAATACCAGAGTTTTGGCGCAGGCTATTGGGGCGTTGGTTATCATATTCGCGACAATTCCAGGCGATAACAACGACTGGACGCTAGTTTTATCTCAATATACGACTTGGACGCGTAATTTTGAGCATTTTATCGGCGGCGGAACTAATAAAATCGTATTGAACGGCGAGGTAGTTGTCTCTTTTCGCTCACAAGATCAAGAAACCCCGCGGATTTATGAATTGCGTAAGACATATACTAATTTTGAAGTTACCGATCCTTACGCTTCGCCGTCACCGGTTACGCCTGGATCCGTTCCAGTAACCACTTTCCGCTTTACAGATAATTCTGGTATTTTAGATATAGCATTTGACCCGGCGACCCCTCCTACAGAAAATGCCTCTTTATACCCTTATTTTGGGGTTGCAAGCCACCCGACCTTAACTAATATCGAATATTTTGCCGGCATAGCTTATAAGACTACTGATTACCTAGGATCAGCGTTAAATTCTATACGGGGCATTGGCCTTATGAAACAAGAAGGTAACTTTTTGTTTCGTGGAATTGCAACAACTTTACAACTTCAAAAAACAGGTGGGAAAATATATGGCCCTGGTATTTCTCCACTAAATCCCTTAGCCTCTGGTGAAAAAACATATTCGCCCGTTTCTCCGGTTACTTTTTTTTACGCTTGGCGGATAAGTGCTGCCGATTTAACTTCCTTCAATGTTAACCCTTATCAAACTTTAATTGACCCAAACCGATATGATGATGGAACGGGCAAGGGAAACAACGGATTACCCAAAGGCATCGTTACGTCTAATAATTGGACGAATCAATATATATATATGGAGGGTGTTCAAAATATCGATGGAATAGCGTTTTATGGGCAAGCCCAGTATGCTACCGAAACCTTGGCTTTACAAAATCGCGGCAAAGATTTTACCCCACCGCTTATCGTGGCCGCATTGCAATTATCTGAAATTTTAACTGTTCAACAGGGAACAGGTGATCTCACGCTGCCCGCAAAAGCTACTTTTTTAGATACTAATAAATTTTTTCAGGTAGCCGGAGCAGGAGGCAATACCACGGTTATTTTTTCACCGGTTCTTTATGAAAATATGTATTACATTTCACCGAGTATCGGGAGTGATACAAATTCCGGTAAAAGCGATGAGTTACCGATCAAAACCTTAACTCACGGGATAACTTTAGCTATAGCCCAAACCCCTAGTAATATAAAGCAATTTAATTTATATACAGTAGAAGCGGCGCAAATCGGGTATCTATTTACGTTAACATCTTGGCTGCATTTGCACGCTGAAAATACGGTTTTTACGCAAAAAATCACTTTAGACGCCGTAAATGGCGGAGATTATAATTCTGCGAGATTGGGGCAAATAAAATGTGCATTGGCTTCCGATTTTGCTTTGATTTTAGACGGAGCGGGAACAAAGCGCGTCTATCTGCGCGAAGGGCTAAATAATACAGCGACCAGCGCGAAGGGCATACATGTTCTACAGGGTAGCAACGCAATTATAATTTCAGACGGCGGAATTTATGCCTCCGGATTAGAAGCTATTAAGCTGGAACTCAATGCTACTGCGGATTTGCACGCGCCAACTTTACACGGATATATCAGTGTTGGCAGTGGTTCTAAGCTAACGGCTATCATCGACAAAACTATATCTGCTGCCGAGATTTCGATGGGCAATGGCGCTGTTGTAAAATTGGGTGGTGGCGATTGCGATTTTATAGCCAATTTTATAGCCGCTTCAACTGATAGTGCGGCGAAATTATTTATAACAGGCGCAACCGCGCAGCGCATGGATTTTGCGGGCTTTAAAGGTGAGGTATATCTAAAAGTTGCGGAAACAGACCAGCAAATTGTTTTCTCCGGCAATAAATTAGACGCTAAATTTGGCAGGCTTTTATATCATGGGGGCGGCTTTACTATCGGCAATAACGCACAGGTAAATTGCCAAATTGCTTATATCGATAGACCGTTAGGCATAGGGAGTGGTGCTACGGGGACTGTGACAATCGGCGAGACCGGCGCAAATTTCGCATTGACTAACAATTCGCCAGTTACATGTCAAGTGATAGTCCTTAATGATGGCGGAGAAATGCAAATCGGGGCTGGCACTAGCGGATACATGCAGATCAATAATTCGTTCGGCACGCCGTGGCTAACAATAAATGGCGCGATAGCCCGCATGACGTTAGTGAACGGGCAAATCGTGGGCGTTCAGGATTTTGAAGCTAGCCGCGGGGTTATTGATACCATCGAAAAAGGCGGCAGAAATAAAATTGTATTGGCGACTAGCGACACAAATTACACCGCTAACGATAATGGCGCGGAAGTAAGTTTAGCACACACAGTAAGCGCAGACCGCTCAATTTCTCTGCCCTCCGAAACCGTGCCACCCTCTTTTAATAGCCTGTTGTTCAATTATTCAACGACTTATGAGCTGCATGTTTTAGCAAATGGCAATACGCTTATAAGTAACGGCACAACAATCCCGCCGTGGCAGGTAGCTTTTTTGCGCCGTGATAAAGATAGTGCAACAACATTTTATTTGACTATATCTTAAAATGACTACTATTTTAAAAAACACTAAAATTAAAAACCTTGCTATAGATGGCTTTTTAAGCCCGCTAGACCTAAATCCTGCTGCGGCTTTCATTGAAAATAACGCATTATTTTCACGTGGTGATAATGGCGACAAATTGCACACTCAAACCGATGACGCCGGGACAATAGGAATTCCAGAAACTTTTGTAACCTCGGGAAATGAACGGACAATTGAGCGGACGGGCGCGTTTAATTATAGCAGCTATTCGGTAGGGGGGAACGATTACAAAAATCGCGCTGCTTCAAATTCTGCTTATAATTTCTTGCACAACGGCTCGGATGCTGCGTTTATCGTGCTTTTAAAATTAGCTTTTCCGACCGCAACCCAGCTTGACGGCGTTTTTTCTACCTGCCGTCTTGGAGTTACCGGGGCGGGAACGGGCATATCTATTACGAGTGAAAGTCCACGCCGCGTTAGATTTTTTATCCAAAACGATACGAGTTTGGTTTTTAACAACACTTTTTCCCTCAATGCGCCTAGCGATTGGCTATTGTTGAGTGGGCGATTGACTTCTACGAACGTAAAATTGTACGATGGCACTGATTTGAAGCTCGATATAAGCGGCGTTAGCGGACATGCGGTAGGGAACGCCATATCGAATTTGCAAATCTGGGGCAATACCGGCACGTGGAATTTGGACGGCTGGGGTAGAGCATTATATTTATATGATTATTTGCCGGATGAGGATAAATTTATGAATGTGTTAAAAGGATTAAAAAACAATAGCTTAGGGGATTAATTTATGAATACCGCAGCAGCTTATTTGCTAGACGAAACCGGAAAACAACTAGAATTATATGTTGAACCTGTTATTATAGACGACCGCCAACAACTGAAATTTCACGATAACGGGGAAACAATCGCGACGTTACGTACTGCGGGCAAATATTCGCAGGATGTGGCAACAATAATTCAAGACGAAGCAGACCGGCTGGGCGTTGAAATTGAAGAGGAAACTCTTATCATATATCCCGATGACACTAAATATATAGATAGCACCGCGCAAGCAGCAATGCTGGCGCAGCTAATAGCTGAAGTACGCAGAATGGTATTTTTTGGATATATATCATGACACCTGATATTTTAAAAAATAACATTATTATTCCAACGCTTGAAATGCTGGACTTATCTAGCAAGTCAGCCACTGCATTGCTTTTCGGCACAGCTTGTGTTGAAAGCGATTGCGGGCGTTATATACGCCAATATGGTTTTGACTTGGACAGTAAAAAAGGCGCGTTTGGAATTTATCAGATGGAATTGGCAACGCACGAGGATATTTGGGCAAATTATCTACAATACCATCCAATGTTCGCTGAAAAAATGCGTAAAATTCGAGATTACAACGGTTCACCACAGCAGCAGCTCATGGCAGACCCGATTTATGCCACAGCTATGGCGCGAGTGCACTACCTGCGCGTTTCAAAAAAATTGCCCCGTGCCGATGACATTGTTGCACTTGCAAGTTATTGGAAAAAGTACTATAATACTGAGGCTGGACAGGGACGCGTTACCGATTTTATCGGCAAATATAATCATTATGAGCTAATATAATTGTCGGGCGGGTAAAGCCTCGTTATGTTCCGAAGCAGAGTGGTTGCCAGTGGTGAGCGCATTGACGCTTTGGGCAGGCATGGCAGGTGCCGCCGCCAATCATCCTGCAAGCATTGCGCTTGCAGAGCCCGGTTGCCTGCGCGCCGGGCTAATTTTATTGTATATAATTCCCATTAATTTCATCCATTTTTTTAAATATATTCTCTTTATGCTCATTCCACCAATCTAAAGCATCGCTTGACATTTCAGCTATTTCTTCATCAGTAAAATTGCGCCATTTTTTATTTTCATGAAATTCGCAACCTATTTTTGTCCCATTCAGATGAATATTTGCGGTATATTTCTCTGTTTGATAAATTCTAATGTTTTTCGGTAAAATAGCCGCTTCTAAATACGCCCCGCTAAAATCCGCCGCGCATAAATACGCCCCGCTAAAATCCGCGCAATATAAATTAGCCAGCCTGAAACAAACCACGCGCAAATCGGCCCCGCATAAATACGCCCCGCTAAACTCAGCCTCACTAAAATCCGCTCCGCATAAATCCGCCCCGCGCAAATTAGCCCTGGTTAAATTCGCCCCCATTAAATTCGCCCGGCACAAATCAGCACCGCGCAAATCGGCCCCGGTTAAATCCGCCCCGCGCAAATCAGCCATTTCCCCCTCTGCCCCCTCGCTTATGTACCACATGTAGTGTTGTGCCAATATCACGTCCAATTTTTCTTTAAACATTTTATTCCCCTTCGCTAATTAGCTCTTCCATCAACAACTGGTAAATCTTCAAACTCAGTTTGCGTGTATATTTTCATTATTTTACCTCAATTTTATTACTAATAATTTCAGCCGGCTGTGAAGTTACGCAATCTGCGCCGAACGTACAGCCGCTATTAAAATGACAATGCTCGCCAAAGCCGCAATCATCGCCAAAGCCGCAATCATCGCCAAAGCTGCACTGCTCTCCAAAGCTGCAACATTCGCCAAAGCTGCAATCATCGCCAAAGCTGCAACATTCGCCAAAGTCACAATTCTCGCCAAAGCTGCAACGCTTGCCAAAGCTGCAATCATCGCCAAAGCTGCAATCATCGCCAAAGCTGCAAAACTTGCCAAAGCTGCAAATATCCCCAAAGCTACAAAGCTCGCCAAAGCTGCAACATTCGCCAAAGCTACAAAGCTCGCCAAAGCTACAATGCTCGCCAAAATTACACTTCTCGCCAAAGCTGCACCATTCGCCAAAGCTGCACCATTCGTCAAAGCTGCACCATTCGCCAAAGCTGCAACGCTCTCCAAAGCTGCAACGCTCGCCAAAGTCACAATGCTCGCCAAAATTACACTTCTCGCCAAAACTTCTTATTACGCTATAATCGCCTGTTGGGCATTGTTTTCTTCCCTCGACAAATGGTAAAGCATCAAACTCAATTTGCGTGTATTTCTTCATTATTTTATCTCAATTTTATTACTAATAATTTGAGCAGGCTTTGAAGCTACGCAATTTGCGTCAAACTTACAGCAGCTATTAAAATAGCAATATAATCCAAAGCTACACTTCTCGCCAAAGCGGCACTTCTTGCCAAAGCTGCAATACTCACCAAAGCTACACTTCTCGCCAAAGCTACAATGCTCTCCAAAGCTACAACGCTTGCCAAAGCTACACTTCTCGCCAAAGCTACACTTCTCGCCAAAATTACAATGCTCGCCAAAGCTACACTTCTCGCCAAAGCTGCAACATTCGCCAAAGCTACAAAGCTCGCCAAAGCGGCAATACTCACCAAAGCTACACTTCTCGCCAAAATTACAATGCCCGCCAAAGCTGCAACATTCGCCAAAGCTGCAATTCTCTCCAGAGCTACAATCATCGCCAAAGCTGCAAAGCTTGCCAAAGCTACAACATTCGCCAAAGCTACACTTCTCTCCAAAGCTGCACCATTCGCCAAAGCTGCACCATTCGCCAAAGCTGCACCATTCGCCAAAGCTGCACTGCTCTCCAAAATTACAATGCTCGCCAAAATTACACTTCTCGCCAAAGCTGCACCATTCGCCAAAGCTGCACCATTCGCCAAAGCTGCACCATTCGCCAAAGCTGCAAATATCCCCAAAGCTACAAGACTTGCCAAAGCTGCAACGCTTGCCAAAGCTGCAACATTCGCCAAAGCTGCAACGCTCGCCGAAACTGCACCATCCACCAAAGCTGCAATACCCGCCAAAACTTCTTATTAAGCTATAATCGCCTGTTGGGCATTGTTTTCTTCCATCAATAACCGGTAAAGCATCAAACTCAGTCTGAGTGTATTTCTTCATTATTTTATCTCCTCAAAATTAATAACTACAAAGACTATTATTGTATATTATGTTGACATTGTCAACCCAAAATAGCAATTATTTTGCATTATTTTTAAAATATGCTATTATCAACGAATGATTGGAGACGCGCTAAAATTAATAACCACAGCTATAGACAAGATTTTCCCCGACAAAATTGAGGCGGAAAAGGCTAAAATAAAATTGCTTGAGCTTGAGCAAGCGGGGGAATTAAAAGAATTGGATGGCGCATACGGTGCAATTATCGCAGAGGCAAAAAGCACGGATAAATGGACATCACGCGCACGCCCTTCGTTTCTATATGTAATGTATATCATGATTATCGCCGCAATTCCTATGGGGCTTTTATACGCCTACAGTCCGCAAACCGCTGAACATATAGCCCTTGGGATGAAAGAGTGGCTGGGGGCAATTCCTAACGCTCTGTGGAGTTTGTTCGGCGTTGGTTATGTTGGATATTCAGCGTCTCGTTCGTATGATAAGAGTAAAATCTTAAAGGATAAATAGGGCGGCTACAACAGATCAAACATACACCCTCGAATAAAATTTTTGCACATTATCATAAGAAGAAACTAATTGTACTAAAAATGTGCCTAGCCCATAGTTTTTGCTTTGCATATCTTTAATTACCTCCTCTTGTGAAGGATAACTACAAATGACTTTCGAATTTACTATTGCAATATATTGGCCGTTATATTTCATGACTAAAGAATTTTTATTCTTTTCATAAAATTCAAATTCTTTTTTCAACTTATCAAACATAATTATTCGTTCGTCCTGCGCGTTGCGAGCTTAAAAATATGCTCTTCAAGTCTCACGATTGATTGCTCTAAAGAGCGTAAATTATTGTTTAATATCATAAATTGCTGCTCAACAATAATTGATAATTTGTCATCAATCGCGGCATTTAGCTGTTCGATTTGCTCTTTGCGTGTTTTACGCTCCGCGGCCATCAACACTAATAAACCAACATCAAAAACAATCAGCAGCACAATCGCAAAAAATTCTATTTGCGACAGACCACTCGAAGCTGTGAATAACTGTGCATAAAACATTTTTCCATAGCGCAAAAAAGCATACGCCGCTAACAACGTAGCGGCTATAATGCTAAGATAAGACGGGAATTTTTTATCCACGTTTTTTAAAATATAAATATGTGCATAAAACAAGGCTGTACACAGATATGTGGTACAACATGCTCAAAATAAAATCTACGTGAGCGTGATTAAACATTCTATAGCTGTCCAAAATCGCGCCCGTCGAAATGCCGAGCCACCCACCAGCCGCCAATCCGCAAATAACGCTATCATGTTTAACGCTTCTTATAGCGTTAAAACAGAGCATAAAACTAAATAACGCTCCAAAAATTTTGACGGCATTAAAAATCTGCACAAGGATCATTTGTTGCTGCGCGGGCAGGCACGAACCGATGACCAACACAGACAACGCAAAAACAATAAAACTAATAAAATATCTCATACGTGTCCCAGTAATTTTTAAATTAAAACAAGATGTTGATATTATCATAATTTCACCAGTTTACAACATAATTCTTAAGGGTGCATTAGGTTTTTTTTATCCTACTCACTCAAAGCGTCTGCCAATGCTTTTTTAACATTTAATTTCATAATGTTTTATCATTATCAAGTTCTGCCCTTTTTATTTCTTGAAACTTCCAATTTTCCATTATCTTGAGTAATTTACTTTCTTGTCCTCCAAACTCCTTTTCGTTTTCTTCCCACAAATCAGAAAATAAAGTGTGTTTTACTGGCTCTACTTTATCGTGATAATCACGAATATATAAAGCACTCCCTGTATATTCTCCATTTGAATTTCTATCGCCAAATTGTTTCAGTGTTTTTAAATCCCCTTCCCATTCGCCTTTTGGATTTTTCCACGCAATAAGTCTTTTACTCCGTTTAGAAGCAGTTACTTCAACACTCCTGCCAGCATAAATTACAACCTTATCGTATTCTTGAATAAATTGTTTTCCATTTTTCAAAATTTTATCTTGTCTTGGAAAAATACGGACACGATAATCATATCCATTTTTGCTCAATATATTTTTAATTTTATTTCCAAAGTTATTCATAATATCTTCGGCTAATTCCTCTTCATACTTCTTTTCTTTAATTTCCACTATCTCAACAATAATCTCTAAATTCCTAAAAATTGCGTCCAAGTATTCATATCCAAATCTTGCCAGCCTATCTTTATATTCGATTAAAATCCTCTCAACTTTTCCCTCGAAACACATCTTAATCAACTTATGTATTCCTTTTCGTTTTTCATTTATTCCGCTTGCTATTTCGTCTATCATCAAATACTTGTGTCCCTTTTCTTCGGCGTGTTTTCTCAATCTGTCTTTTTGTCTTTCAAGGTTTTCTTTCTGTTTGGCGGTAGAACATCTGGCGTAAATTACGGTTAGCCGTTCTTGCTTTTCTTTCTTAACTCCCATATAAGCGTCAAGATCATATTCTCTAAATCGTCTATGCTCACCGCTTGTTTTGAAAGAATTTAGTTTGCCGTTATTCGCTAATGTCTTTAACGAATTTATACTTATGCCGAGATATTTACTTGCTTCTGTTATTTTTAGTATGCGATTAGTCATAATCTTTAATCCTAATAAATTCACAATGTAATTCTGTTTTAATAAGTTTTTCCCTGTAAATATCTCTTTCTGTATTTTTAGGCTTTTCATCAATTTCTATCGCTATTTTTATTTCTGGAATATATCCATCAAGAAAATACCCCAAACATTCATATTGTCTTACAATTTTTATGCCCATTTTTTGTTCAATAGCATCTAAAATCTTTTTTTCATTTCTACCAATACGAGGGCATATAATATCGCAAATCTTTTTAGCATATTCGAAAGAGGATTTTCTCATTTTTCCCTTTGTTTCTATTGAAGGGCTTGGTCTTTTCTTCCCTTGCCAGTATTTTATAGGATTGCGTAATTTAGCCTGTTTCATTTTTTCTTTTGTCTCTTCTGAAAAAGGACTACGCTTTTTACCCTTTCTAATACTACTTAATTTATCTTTTGTTTTTTGACTTACAGTTCTGCCTTTCGCCCAAGTATTTATACCTTTCATTGAAATATGAAGCTTGGCCTTATGTTCTTTAGATAAACTACGCCCTTTCATTGCGTTGCTAATTTTATTCTTATGTGATTTGGATAATTTTCTGCTCATACTGTTATTTTATAAATTTTCATAAGGTTATATCATTTTCTACTTCATTACCCCAGACATCCCAGCCTTCTGTTTTTTGTCTTGCAAATAATTCAATTCTTGGAATATCCCCAAATAAATCAACTATCTTGTCTCTAAATACCTGTGGTTTCTCGCTATGTTTAGTCCTTCCCGTGCTTACGAAACTTGAAACACTGTTTGACTTAACAAGTGAATGAGCTTTACCCTTTACTGCGAGTAAACAAACTTCTTGATTGGACTTTGCATAGTAACCAATCCCGAAGAAAGGCGAGCCGTCTTTATTTGTCTTGAGCCAACTGAAACCCAATGTCTTGTATTTGAAACCCCAAGCCCTAATAACCTCTAATGCCTCTGGTAATTGCGGAAATGTCGCCCACATCATCAATACGCAAGTTTCGTCTGCTATATCTTGAATTGGTAACTTTTTAATTTCTTCAAGAGACATAGTTTTATATTGATGATTTACCCCCCCTTGTGGAACTCCACCATTTTGATAACTCCAAGGCGGATCTGCATATATTATTTGATATTTTTTCATAGTTTATTGCCTGTTATTTTATAAATTTTCATAAAATACTCTTGATAATGTGCTTTATGACGGCACAATTAAAACCATTCTTCGTCAATACTTGGATGTAATTGTTGCCCACACTTTGAACAATAAAATATTTTTACTGGAGGCGAAATTGGTTTGTATAATCTTTGCCCTAATGGTGTTAAAGCACCTTTTAACCTATCGTGCCTAACCCCATCTTTGATAAAATGTTTTGCACAACCACCCTCTTCTCCTCCGTCATATGGCAAACAATCGGGGCAATCCTTATCATCAACCCCCAATCCCACTTCCTCTAAAACCTTATCGCCTATGTGTTCGCAATCTTCGTTTTGTTGAAAATTCTCGCAGGTGCATTTTTTAGTCCAATCTTTTTTCATATTTTCCCTCTTAATTTATTAACTACTACTTCTGCTGTATCCATAATCTTCTGCAATTCTTTTATGGATATAACCTTTTCTAATGGCTCAAAGAAGTAAACTTTTTCGCCTTCGACCTCGTAATACTCTTTTGTAATGTTTGTTATTTTCATATCATTACTCCTTAATTATATATTATTTAATAATAAAATGCAAGTGTTTTTAACCGATTTCTGTGGATATTGTAGGGTTTTTGTAAGCAGTTGCTACCTCCTATTACTTCCGATAATAATCTTTATCTAAACATTAAATGTTGCTTTGCTTTAAACGCTTTTTTACAACCATCAATAAATGCTTGTGTTTTTCCCCTTACGTTTCCTATATGACCGCCAAAGTCTAAATCATCAGGAATTTTTTTTATTAAAATCTCCAGTCTTTTGTAAATACGTTCTAACAATCTCCAATGAATATATCCACCGCAATCTGAATGAGATAATAATTTGTGTAATGGATTTGGTTTTAACACGCTCCACTTAAGCGGCAGCATGTTAATTACATCTGGTAAAAATTCCCCGCCCCAAAGCCCCTTCATTAATTCTAATGGCATACCTTCCCAAAACCCCTCCATTAATTCTAATGGTACATTTTCTAAAGATGCTATATATTTGCGCCACCTATGAAATGCCCCATATGCTCCGCGCCAAGCCTCGTGTGAAATACTTAAACCCATATAATTAATTCCCCCTCTATATCCGATAATAAAGTTTATCGGAGTTAGTGTTTGATACGTATTTCGGCTTTTATGCAATGGTAAGTTTCGTTAGTTGGGGAATTAGCCCCCGTTTCAAGATAATTCCCTTCCTTAAAAAAAGGACACACACCAGCGTCCATCAAAATACCATCATCAGGATAGTATCTGCAGTTCTTGCAGATTATTTTTTTCTCGCTCATTTTACTGCCTCCGCCCAGACTAAACGGCTTATTAATTTTTCTTTATCCATTATTCGCCCCCACCTCGTCCATTTGTTATAAAACTGGAAATCAGTGTTTGTAAACTTTTTAAATATTTGATTGTATCCCAGCCTTCTATCTGGCATATTTTAAGATCTATTAAAATGTCATTTAATAGTTTTAGTCTCATTTGTTCACGAGCTAAATCATTTAACCTTTTGGGGGTATCTATATTTTTATCTAGCATTATACCCGTCATTGTTTTAACTCTTTTAAAGAGAATTGTATACCCTTAAATTTTGCATTAATTATTTCTAGCCGTTGTTCATCAGTATCAAATGTTGTAATCGCCAGCAATTTCCACTTCGCATAATCCAAAGCCTCTTTATACCCGATACTTTTCCAATCGCTAAAGGTTGTTTTAATCATTATCATATTTTTTCTCCTTAAAAACTATTATTATCACGATACAATATAATAGTAGGCTATTTTATTGACCGTGTCAACAATTATTCACTAAAATATCTATTAAATTTTCTCCCGGACAATATTTTTGCGACGGAAAATAACGCTTTTTCTGACAATTCTTCTGCGGCTAACGCGCGATTTTCTCGCAAAAAGTTTCTAAAATACCGCATATTTTCTTTTGAATCTAAACAAAACGCCGAAATTATATTAATTAAAACTATTTTTTGCTCCATTTTCTGTTTTCTCCTCTAAAGTTATCCCCAAACTATCCCCGTGTTATCCACAAGTGGAATTTTAAGCTATCCACAGGTGAAATTTTTAATTGTGCGTTTTTTAATTTACAAACACACAAATAAAATTATAGCATATTATTTATTGTTGTCAACAATAAAAAGCCGGTACGTACCGGCTCCACGCTAGCCCCCGCCCACAGCGGCTTTTACGAAAAAATTAGAATTAAAAAGCCGGTACGTACCGGCATTGCAGCACTGGCGCGGCTTTCAAATTTTAGAGGCTTGAAAACCGCACGCAGGGCTTCGTTCAAGAGGCTATAGCATTTCAAAAGCCGGTACGTACCGGCATTGCAGCACTGGCGCGGGTTTTGGATTTTTTGTCCCAAACTCCGCTATAGGCGCGGGTTTCCAAAGGGGGGTATTTTAGATTTCTGATAGTCAGCGCTGGCGCGGGCTGGAGCGGCATTTTGGCGCTTTTTTCGGACACGAAGCCGGTATATACTGGCTTCACGGAATGGCACAGTGGGCGCGGCTTTCCAGAGTTTCAAAAATGGTAAAAGCCGGTATAAGCCAGTATATACTGGCTTCAGCAATGCCAGCACTGGCGCACCATACACACCCCTCTTACACATCTACCCTTATAAATTGATAGTAAATATAATGTAGTAAGTCAAGACGTATGTGGGAGGCACGACAGTGCGCGCGCGTACGCGCGTACGCACACACGTGGGGTTAAAATCGGGGCAAATGTGTAAAATGGCTGAAATCCCGCAGTGGGCGTGGCTTGTGGAAGCCGGTATATACTGGCTTTTCGTTTTTGGTACCGGCTTCGAAGTCTGAAATCCTTTACCGGTGTGGCTTTGAGTGCGCCGGTACGTACCGGCATTCCACTAAAAACACGAAAACCGCCCGAAAGCTGCGTTATCATTGACTTTCAAAGGGCGGGGCGCTTAAAAACCTTTCCCAGCCCGCTTTTACGCGCAAAACACGTAAAAGTAGAAAATCAACACAAAAAAAACTATACTTCGCTAAATGATAAATGTCAACACGAAAATGTTAAAAATTTTAGAGTCGCAACTAAAAGCGTTTAAGATCCGCGCGTTCCCCTTTGCTACTCAGCAGACTGTGAATAACGCGGCGTTTAAAACGCGTAGTGAGGCGCAAGAGAACATACGCAATTTTTTTATAAATAGAAATAAATTTACTGAGCGCTCGATTAGAGTGGATAAGACGAGGTCATTGGACGTTAATCAACAAATTTCTCGGGTCGGTTCGATAGCGGATTACATGAGGGCGCAGGAGAACGGCGCTACGCTCTCAAAACGTGGGGGGGTAGGTATACCTATACCCACATCGTTTGCGAGCGGTGAGGGGGAAAATACGCGCCCTAGGAGGCGATTACCCCGCGGGGCTAATAAACTCTCTGCAATTAGATTGTCCAACCGCAGCCGCGCATTTGGATCTAAAAAGCAGGCGGCAGCTGTGGCAGTAAAGCAGGCGGTGAAAAGCGGGAATAAATTTGTGTACATGGAGTTGCAAAAGACGCGCGGAATATATAAACTCGTGGGGACGAAGAGAAATCTTAAAATAAAAATGGTCTACGATTTAACGCGGCCGTCAGTAATTATTCATGCAAAACCGTGGTTGTTACCGGCAGCAGAGAGCGTAGGAAAGCAATTGCCGGAAATCTATTTTAAGGCATTAAAACAACAGCTTGAAAGGCACGGGCTGCTAAAGAACATATAGGCGCGGCTTTCAAGAGACGTACCTCGGAAAGCCGTATCTAGTAAAGGTTTCAAAGGCGCATAAACAAAGGGTTTCAAGGGTAGCTTCTGGAGCCCGTAACGGCAAAGGGTTTCAAATACCATACTTAAAAAAGGCGCCTCTTGAAAGGTACTGTGGGCGCGGGTTTCGGGGCGCCATTTTGATGTAAAGACTGCGAGCCTCGCGCGATATATGAATTTTGGAAATGAATAGCATGGCTGGAAAAAAAGTAGTTACACAAACCGCATTTTCAAAAATCGCCGGGGTTACATCCGCCTCGATTTCGAAAGCAATTCTTGCGGGTTTAGCCCCCGCGCTTGTTGGGCGCAAAATTGACGCCGGACATCCGACCGCGTTAAAATATATGGCGCGCCAAAAAGCGTTGGCGAATTTAAAAAAAGAAACGGACGCCATTGGAGACGCTCCGCGCGACATTTCAAAAGTCGAAAAGTATTTAGAGCTAACACTGCGCGAGATTTTAGAAGCATTTGGAACAGATGTGGAGTTTTTAGATTGGTTAAAGTCAGTCAAACAGTTAGAAGAAATCCGGGAGAAGCGAATTAAAAACGAGGTTACATTGGGCAATTTAATCTCACGTGATTATGTTCGAACGCATGTTTTTTCATTAATTGAAACGGCAAACGTCCGGCTGTTAAATGATTCGCCGCGCACAATAACTGCCCGTATTTTGGAAGCGAAGGAATCGGGCGAGTCACGCGAAAAAATAGAAAAGTTAGTTTGCGATTTAATCAGCGTGCAGCTGAAAGGTATTAAATTACGCGCGCGCCGGGCGCTACAGGAAAAGACATAGCATGTTTTTAGATGAAAATTTTTCGGCGGATTCACATGCGTGGTTGTCGCGAGAAATAGCCGCGTTAACTGACAAAATAAAAATGGTCTCTCCCAGCGTTTGGGCGGAAGAAAATCGTTATCTGCCTGCAAATGTCACTCCTCTCCCCGGATTTTACAGCTACGAAGTTTGCCCGTACCTGCGCGAGATTGTTGACTGTCTTGATATTCGCTCGACTGTTCGAGAGGTTACAGTTATGAAGGGGGCGCAGATAGGCGCTACTGTGGGTATCCTTGAAAATGCAATCGGATATTTTATTTCGCAGGTGAAGTCCGCGCCAATGATGTTATTAACGGCTGATGGCGAGCTGGCTAAAATACGAATGGACGGGCACATTACGATCATGATACAGCAGAGCGGCTTGGCAGGGCTTATCCAATCATCGGACGAGATGAGCCGCAATAAAACCGGCAAGACGAATGCTAAAATTGAATGGGTGGGCGGCGGATATATTTTACCGTTCGGCGCGAGGAACGCGGCTAAGTTACGCTCTAACCCGATTCAGGTGCTGCTTGAAGATGAAATCGACGGATACCCGGAGGTTGTGGGCAGGGACGGAGACCCGCTAAAACTTGCGGAAGGGCGCACCAAAGCGTACATGCAGACGCGTAAAATTTTGCGGCTATCTACCCCGCTGGTAAAAGGCACGTCTAAAATCGAACGGGCATATCTTGAGGGCGACCAGCGGCGATTTCACGTCCCTTGCAAAGCGTGTAAAAAATACCAGGAATTAAAATTTTACGGAATTAACGAGCAGACGGGGGAAGTTTGGGGGCTAACGTGGGATAAAGACGAGCGCGGCGTTTTTATCCCGGACACGGTTAGGTACGTTTGTCAATATTGCGGGCAGCGGCACAGTAACGCAGATAAGATTTGGATGTTACCGCGCGGTAAATGGGTTGCAACGGCACAGCCTACAATGCCTAATGTGCGCTCCTACCACATTAGCGCCATGTATTCCCCGGCGGCGATGTACGCGTGGAGCGATGCCGTGCGCGATTATTTGAACGCCTGGGATGTAGAAGCTTCCCGCCCTCGGGATTTGGGGCTAATGCAAGAATTTTATAATAACGTTTTGGGTAAAACTTTTGAATTGCGCGGGACTAAAATTAGGCTGGTCACGGTTTCTAACCACCGGCGCAGTTTTTATAACTATGGCGAGATCCCGAATTCGTATGCACAGGAACATTCGGGGAGTAAAATTTTAGTTTTAACCTGCGCGGTTGATGTCCATAAAGATAATTTAACTGTCGCCGTTTTCGGCTGGACGCGGGGGGCGCGTAATTATTTAATCGATTATTGGGTTTTCGAGGGAGACACAACGCAGATGGGGGACATGGCAACGTGGGGGCGACTGGCGGAGTTGATTGAGGGGGATGGATATGTGGCTGATGATGGCAGTTTATATAAAATAACTCTGACGCTAATCGATTCCGGTTACCTGCCCGACCAGGTCTATCGGTTTTGCGAGCAGTACGAATCAAGTGTTTATCCGCTCAAGGGCCGCGATTTCCCGCCGAAAAATGCCTCCCTTAAAGAATTTAGCGTTTTTTCTTCGCCGTTGGGGACGACAGTTTACGGCGTA